GCGCGTGAGCTGCCAAAGGCTGTGATCGACGGCCTGACCCACCGCGTTGGCCGATACCCAACAAAACGCGATGGCGGTGCGACTTGGCACGGCATCTTGATGGACACCAACCCGATGGACGATGACCACTGGTGGCACAACATGGCTGAGAAGGAAAAGATGACTGGCAAGTATGCTTGGAAGTTTTGGAAGCAGCCTGGCGGTGTGGTGGCCGTGGACACCGACGACTTGCCTGACATGCCAGAGGCCAACGACCACATTTTCAGCGCCGGCAAGTGGTGGAAGATCAACCCCAAGGCCGAGAATTTGAACAACCTGCCATCTGGGTACTACCCGCAGATGCTGCTTGGCAAGAATTTGGACTGGATCAGGTGCTATGCCGGTGGCGAATACACCTATGTGCAAGAGGGCAGACCCGTCTGGCCAGAATATGACGACTCGACCATGTCTGGCGACACTGTTGTTGACCCGACCGTGCCGATTCAGATCGGTCTTGACTTCGGTTTGACGCCTGCGGCCACCATTGGCCAGCGCATGCCCAATGGCCAGTGGCAAATTCACCAGGAAATTGTGACATTTGACATGGGCCTTGAGCGTTTTGGCATGCAGCTGCTGGCCGAGTTGAACCAGCGCTACCCAAATCACCAGGTTTTGGTGTGGGGTGACCCCGCTGGCCAGGCGCGTGACGCCATTTATGAGGTGACTGCCTTTGAATTCCTGCGAACACTGGGCCTGCGTGCGCAGCCGACCGCGAGCAACGACTTCAAAGTGCGTCGCGAGGCGTCTGCAGCCCCCATGCAGCGGCTGATCAAGGGCCAGCCAGGGCTGATTGTCAACCGCGAGTGCAAACTGCTGCGCAAAGCGCTGGGCGGTGGGTATCACTTCAAGCGCGTGGCGGTCGGCGCTGGCCAAGAACGCTTCAGGGACGCACCAAACAAGAACGAACACTCACACATTGGTGACTCATTCGGGTACTTGATGTTGGGCGGTGGTGAATACAACCGCATGACCCGCACCCACCAGCTCGGTGGCCGGCCAATGCAGCAAACCGTGGCCAGCCTTGACTTCGATGTGTTTGGTTGATGTATATCTTGCGTATATCATACCATTGCGCGTTGTACAGAATCCAATAGAATCGGTTGAAATTGAACTGCTGGGGTGCTAAATGAAACAAACTGTGAAGAACCGTGAAAAGCGTGCGTTGTTGAAAGAGGCTGCAGCTGATGGCCGTGGCAATGACAGCATGATGGCGCATGTGGCCAAGGGCGAGATTGTTGTGCCGGTTGAATTGGCCAACAATCCAGAGATGCGTAAGGCATTGGCCCAGGGTTTTGAGGCGCTTGGCACAAGCATTGACAACTACACCGTTGGCCATGAGAAAAACAGCAAAAACCCAGAGACTGGCGAGGCTGAGTTCTTGTCTCTCAAGAGTTTTGCGGGAACGATCATTGGTGCAGGTATTGGTTATGTTGCGAGCGGTGGTAGTCCTGCTGGAGCAATTCAAGGCGCAAAGATCGGCGCTGGTGTTGATGTGACACGCGCTTCTATTGACAACGCAAAACTCGCACGCGAGCAGGCAGCACAAGCCCAGGCGACAGCCATTGAAGAGGCGCGCAAAGCCCGTGAGCAAGCCGCATCTGAGGCGCAGAAAAGCCGTGAGGCCACAGCGCTTGAAGCGCAAAAGGCACGCGAGCTGCAGTCGTCAGCGCTTGAGCAACAGAAAGCCGACGCAGCTGCGCGCCTTGAGCAGACCAAACTCAGTGCCGAGCAGCAGGCCAAGCTGATGCAAGACCTGACAGCACAGCAGAGATCGGCTGCTGACCTGGCACAAGCCCAGCTCGCGCAGCAGCAAAAACAATACGAAGAGCAAAAGCTCACAATGGAGAAGCAGGCCAGCGAACAAGCCGCAGCGCTTGAAGAAGAGCGCCGCAAAGTGGCACAGCGCGAGTCTGCGCAGATGACTGCACGCCGTCGCAGTGGCCGTCGCTCACTGTTGTCTGAAGCTCGACTCAACCCAGAGCTTGGTATCACTCAACAAGAGCAGCAAAAAACCCTGCTTGGAGCGTAAGCCATGGCTGTCGCAACCGTATCGCAAGAAAAATACAACCAGATGGTGGCCAGCGGCCAGCCAATCCCTATTGGTTTGCAGGTTGAAGGTGGAGCGCCAGCCGCGCCAGCGGCAACTGCTGCAAAGGTTGACCCCAACACTGTTGATCCGGTCTACAAAAATGCTGTGATCGCCATGCAAGGCGCTGGCATTGCTGACACTGAGATCACAAAATTCTTGCAAGAGCAAAGCACCGCTGCAGCGCAGGCCGAGGCAGCGCGCCTGGCTGATGAGCAAGCCTTTGCCAAGGCCCAGGCCGAGCTTGATGCGCTGGCACAGCAAGAGCGTGATGTGATTTTGAAGCAGCAGGCCGACTACGAGGCCATGCAAAAGCGCATGCAAGAGGAAGCCGCAGCTATGGCCGCACAAGCCAAGGCAGAGCAAGAGCGATTGGCCGCTGAGAAGAAGGCATTTGAAGAGAGAGCCGCTGCCCAGGCAGAGAAGACACGCACTGAGACTGAGGGTTTTCAGCGCACCGGTGCTGAGAGAGAAGTCGCACGCAAGAAGGCTGCGCGCAGCACTGTGGCCAGGCCACTGCTGGCAGCTGCAACCGCATCGGGTGGACCACAAACGCTTGGCTATGGCGGTGGCATGAGCGCTGGCGGCTCGCTTGGCACAACACAAACACTGGGAGTTGGATGATGAAGACAGACAAAGTCGAAAAAGTGATGAGCGAGTACAAAGCAGGAAAGCTCAAGTCAAGCTCTGGCCAAAAGGTTACGAGCCGCAAGCAAGCAATCGCAATCGGTTTGTCTGAGCAGCGCTCTGCGCGCAAAGACGGATTGATGAAAGAAGCAAAGGTCTGACCATGGCAACCAAAGGAATGCTCGAAAATGTCGAGCTTGAAGATGATGCCGAAGAGATGATGCCAGAGGGCAAATGCCCAGAGGTGTTGCGCAACAAGCAGATGAGCATTCGCAATCACCGCGTCTGCATCGTCAAAGCTAACCTTGGTCCGGCAAATCCACGCGCACCAGAAATGTTTTTCTGGTTGAAGAAGACTGCGGTGTGGAATGTCAGCGAATATGCAGCACGCGAAATGCTATGCGGCAACTGTGGCCACTATGTCAAAACAAAATTCATTGACGACTGCATGAAGAAGTATGAGCAAGTGACACCGCCAGAGGTGGACCCGTCATGGGTTGACACCGGTGATGGCGGTGGCTATTGCACCGAGTGGGATATTCCATGCACGGCTTCGCGCACATGCGACACATGGGAACCAGGTGGCCCGATTACAGATGCAAAGGAAAAAGAAAATGGCGACGACTAAACCAACCGGTGGCATGCGCTTAACTGTTGAGCAGATCATCAAGCGTCAAGACCTGGCGCAGAAAAAGAAAGACGAATTTCAACAGCTCTATCAAGACGCATATGAGTTTGCTCTGCCACAGCGCCAGCTGTATGGCATCTGGGAAGGTGGCAGCACTGGCAGCAAGAAGATGCAGCGCGTCTTTGACTCGACCGCCATCAACTCAACCCAGCGCTTTGCCAACCGCTTGCAGTCTGTTGTATTTCCACCACAGCGCAAGTGGTGTCGCCTTGATGCCGGCTTGGACATCCCGTTTGAGCGACGCCCACAAGCGCAGGCCATTCTTGATTTGTATGGCGACAAGATGTTTGCGACGCTGCGCCAGTCAAACTTTGACATCGCCATGGGTGAGTTCTTGCTCGACCTGGCTGTTGGCACTGCAGCGATGATGGTGCAGCCTGGTGATGATGTAAACCCGATCAACTTCATCCCCGTGCCGCTGTTCTTGGTGAGCTATGAAGAGGGCGCGAATGGCCAGGTGGACAATGTCTACCGTCGTCTGCGAATGAAGGGTGAGAGCATTCAGCGCCAGTGGCCAGACGCCAACATCGGCGCTGACCTGGCGCGCAAGATTGCAGACAAGCCGACCGAAGACATCGAGCTGCTTGAGGCGACCGTGTATGACCACAAGCGTGGTGACTATTGCTACCATGTGATTCACAAAGAATCCAAGTCTGAGCTGGTTTACCGTCGCAAGAAGTACAGCCCTTGGGTGATCAGCCGCTACATGAAAGTGGCCGGCGAGATTTATGGCCGTGGTCCATTGATGACTGCGTTGCCAGACATCAAGACGCTCAACAAGACCATCGAGTTGCTGCTCAAGAACGCATCACTGGCTGTGTCTGGTGTGTACACCGCAGCCGACGACGGTGTGCTCAACCCCAACACCGTGAAGCTGACACCTGGTGCGATCATTCCCGTCGCTCGCAACGGTGGACCGCAAGGCCCAGCGCTGTCGCCGCTGCCACGCTCTGGTGACTTCAATGTGACCCAGCTGGTGATCAACGACCTGCGCGCCAATGTCAAGCGCATCTTGCTCGACGAGTCATTGCCACCAGACAACATGAGCGCACGCAGCGCGACCGAGATTGTCGAGCGCATGAAAGAGCTGTCGCAAAACCTTGGCTCTGCCTTTGGTCGCTTGATCAATGAAACCATGATCCCC